CCGCAAGGTCACCACCGATCCCGCCGGCTACGAGGCCGAGCTACGCGCCAAGTGGGAGGCGGAGGCCAATGGCACCGCGCCTGCACCGCGGGTATCGCCGGCCGCCAAACTGCCGCCCAGCCTCGCCAACGTGCGCAGCGCATTGCCGCGCAGCTCCAGCGCCTACACCGGGCCGCAGAGCCTGGACGACATCCTGGGCCAGCGCGCCACCACGAGGCACTGAGCCAACACAGATCGCGGGGCTTGCAGGCGCCATCGCCTCGTCTCGCCACGATCCACACCGCCGCCGGGTGCGACCGCAAGGGTCGATGACGGGCGCGAGAAGGCTGCCGCCGGGCTTAACGGGCGTTCTGGAAACGAAAGGAGCCTACTAAGCTAGGAGTGACGGCCAATGGCCGACCCGAACATCACGGCAGCCAGACCAGGTCTGACGCCGACTATCTGGGACGATCAATACTTCTCAGAATACGTGCGGACCAATCAGTTCTCGAGGTATTTCGGCACCTCGATGGACAGTATGATCCAACTAAAGGACGACCTAACCCGCAAGAATGGTGACAGCGTCGTATTCGCCACCGTCCGGAGACTTATCGGAGCCGGCGTCTCAGGCAACACGATCCTCGAGGGCAATGAGGAGCTGCTCAACGCCCGCTCGCTGAAAGTCACTGTCGGCGTGCTGAGGCATGCGGTGGCGGTCAGTGAATGGGACGAACAGAAGTCGGTCATCGACCTGCGGAATGCGGGGCGCGATGCGCTGATGACGTGGGAAAAGGAGCGCATCAGGAACGACATCATCTCGTCCCTCGGTGCGATCACCGCCGACGCCAACACCACGGTCACCTACGCTGCGGCCACTGCGGCACAGCGCAACTATCACCTCGTCAATAATGCCGATCGCACGCAGTTCGGCATTGCCGTCAGTAACGGGGTGTCGGGTGTCTACGCCACAGCGCTCGCCACAGTGGACAACGCGGCGGACAAGATGAGCGCGTCGATGCTTACCCTGGCCAAGCGCCGCGCCCGTCTGGCCTCGCCGCACATCCGGCCTATCAGGGTGAATAATGACGAGGAATGGTTTGTCGTTTTCATGCCGAGCTTGCCGTTCCGCGACCTGATGCAGGACACAACGATCATCCAGGCGATGCAGTATGCCTGGGATCGCGGTGCCAATAACCCGCTCTTCACGTCGGGCGATATCTTGTACAATGGCCTGATCATCCGCGAGATCCCGGAACTGCCGGTGCTGAAAACCACCGATCCTGGCGGCTCCACGATCGACACCGCCGCGTCCTACCTGTGTGGCGCGCAGGCCCTCGGCATCGCCTGGGCACAACGGGCGAAGTCAACGACCAATGTAAGGGACTACGATTTTACACATGGCGTGGGTATTCAAGAAATCAGGGGTGTGACCAAGCTTCGTTTCGGTGTAGACGCAACCACCGACACTACAGCCCCTGTAGATGCAGGCGTATATACCATTTTCAGCGCAGCCGTGGGTGATCCGTAGGCGTAACGAAACGCCGTTGACGACCCGTAATGTGCGATGATACACTGAAGGCGAGAGGCGGAAGGTGGTGAGACACCTCCGCCCCTCTGACCACAACAGATGCTGGAGGCATCCGCGATGGCTTATGAATACGTGCCCTATGAGGGCGAGGTTGTCACCCGTTCCGAAGCTCGCTGGGAGGGCTTGGACCGATACTTCACCGGCAAACCGTGCAAGCACGGCCATCTCAGTCAGCGCAAAACTAAAGACGGCGTCTGCACGACATGCGAAGCGACGCGCGTGCCGTCACATTCCGTCAGGCTCAAGGCGCAGGCAAAATACAGGGAGGCCAACCGGGATAAGCTACGCGCCGATGGCCGGGAGTATTCCAGGACGCACCGCGAACAATCGAATGCATGGGCTGCGGTGCCAGAGAACCGAGCTAAGAAGAACGCCCAAGCTCGCGAGCGGCAGCGCGAACTCATGGCCACCGATCCTGAGAAGCTGCGGGCCAAGGGCCGCGCGGACTACGCCAAGAACCCCGCTGCTGGAAAGGCCAATCGCAAGCGTTGGAACGACGCCAACAAGGAGCGGATGAAGGAATATAGGCTCGCGAACAAAGAGAAGTTCGACGCCGCGCGGAAGGAATGGGAGAAACGTAACCCGGATCGCAGAGCTGCCACGACCAAGAAGTGGCAACTCGCCAACCAGGAATACCTCAAGGCCAAGCGCCGGGAGAACCCAGAGCAAACCCGCGCCATCAAGCTACGTTACCGAGCAAGACTGGAGTCGGCTGAAGGCAATCACACTGGCGCTGAACTCAAGACCCTGTTCGGCAAGCAGAAGGGCAAGTGCGCGTATTGCAGCGCCAAGCTCGACCAGAGCTACCACGCCGACCACATCGTGGCGTTGTCTAAGGGCGGCACGAACTGGATCAGCAACATCGCGTTGTCCTGTGGTCCATGCAATGTCCGCAAGCATGCGATGGACCCAATCGAGTTCGCGCGCCGCAACGGCAGACTTATCTAACCAGGAGACATGACATGGCGAAGAAGCCCACGGCCGAGGCCAATCCGGTCGAGCAGGCGGCAGCGGACGCGGAGAAGCGCCGCACCGAGTTCCTGGCCGAGCAGGAGGAGCAGGAGAAGCGGCTCGACGCTATCCGCGAGGCTGGCGCCAAGCAGCGCGAGCGCGACCAGGAAGAGCACGATAAGGCGGTGCTCGCCGAGGCCGAGGCAGCAGCCAAGGCGCGTGAGAAGGCTGGCGAGGCGGATCGCAAGGCGCTGGCCGACCTGTTCAAGCAGGCCCGCAAGGCCAAGGCCGAGCATGACGAGCAGGCGGACCGTGCGTTTGCCGAGTTGCTCGCCTCGCGGCGGGAGGCCGAGAAGGACACCGACCCGTCAGTTGGCCCCCAGGTGACGCTCGACCCAGACAGCGTGCCCGCCAAGGCCGCGCGTGGCGGTGCCGCGCCCGACATGCCCGGCAACGTGCTGGCGGCCGAGCAGGCGCAGATCGCAGCAGGAGCAGCACCATGAGCGCACACAATCGTCCTGTGGACACCAAGGGCATGATCGAGGCCGCCGCGGCCGCCGAACTGCCGCCACCGCCCGATCCCGAAGCTGTCGCGCTGCGGATGCAGGGCGCCCAGGTCGTGCTCGAGCCTGACAGTGCAGCACGCGCCGGCGCCATGGGCATCTATCCGGACCTGCTGCAAAACGAGATGTTGCGCGATGCCGGCTATGTCCAGATGGGCCTCGATCCGGAGGATCCATCCAATGAGCTGACCGACCCGGAGGTGCCTGTGACGGCGCCACCACCAGAGGGCGGCAACGGTGGGACGGCCAGCGCGCCGGTCAATCGCGATGTGCCGTTCGTCGACCAGGCCGGTAGCGAAATGCGCTGCACAATGGGCAACTGGGACGGCGAGCCGACCAGCTACGCCTACCAATGGAAGCTGGACGACGTGGACATCCCGGGCGACGGCGCGACGCTGCCTGTCGTGGCGGCCGATGTCGGGCATACCGCAACCTGCGTCGTCACCGCGAGTAACGCGCACGGCTCGACCACAGCGCCGCCATCGAATGCCGTGGTTGTCGCATGACGACACCGGCTGTCCTCGGCGAGCGCGTCCTCCGTCGCCTGGGCGTCGAGATAGTGCCGGTAGCATCGCGCCCGGCGCTGTCCGCCACGATCAGCGTCACCAGCATCGCAGAGCAGGCGTTGCAGGCGCTGGGCGTGCCCGTGGCGGCCGCGGACCGGCCATCGGCGTCAACGGTCGTATCCGTCACCGCGCTGGCTGAGCGTGCGCTACAGGCGGTTGGCGTGACGGTGACCGAGGCAGACCGTCCGGCGCTGACCGCCCACGTCACCATGCAGGCGATCGCGGATGCAGCGTTGCAGGCGGTTGGCGTCACAGTGCCGGCCGCCCTTCAGCCGCCCATCACGACAACGGTGTCCGCAACCGACCTCGGCACCAACGTGCTGATCGAACTTGGCGTCATCGCCTCGGATGAGACACCACCCACATCTGATCTGGCGTTGGTTGTCGACAAAGTCGGCGAGGTGCATGCCGCCCTGGTAGCGCAGGGCCTCGCGACATGGGATGCGGGCGCCGTTCCGATCGGGGTCGCCGAGGAATACATCAAGCTGACCGCGCTCGTGTCGGCGTCGTCATTCGGCAAGACGGGCGATCCGGCATTGTGGGCGCCGCTCGAGAAGCGTGTGCGGACGTTCAGCCAGGTCAAGCAGAGCCAGGGCGCGGAGATCCTCGCGCGCGTGGCATCCGTGCATGACAGCTTGGTGGCCGATGCCAGTGTCAGCTGGGCCAACACTGCGATCCCCCAGGCGGCGTTCGATGAGTATGTGGCGCTGACCACGGCACAGATCGCGCCTGTGTTCGGCGTCACGGTCGATCCGGCCACGCTGCCGCCGATCGCGGCACGGGTGAAACGGATATCGTTGCTGATGCAGGCGCAGGATCTGGCCGAAGACCGCGTTAAGACCGTGCATGACGAGCTGGTGGGCAACGGCTATGCCTCGTGGGCCGTGACTGCCATCCCGCAGGGCGTCGCTGACGACTACGTGGCGTTGGTGCAGTTTCAGGTAGCGAACGCGTTCGATATGCACACAGATGTCGCCAACCTCGTTCCCTCTCTCGAAGCACGGGTGAAACGCTATGCCCTGGTGCTGCAGGCGCAATCGCTGGCCGAGGCGAGCGTCGCCGCGCTGCATGATGAACTCGTCGGCAGCGCATTCGTCTCATGGGCGCTCAACGCCATTCCGCAGGCGGTCAGCGATGATTACGCCGGATTGACGATGATCCGGCTGGCGCAGCTGTTTGACGCGAAAGTCGATCCCGCTGGCGTGCCGGCAATGGAAGCGCGCATCCGGCATTTCTCGCTGGTGCAGCGCGCGCCGGATCTGGCCACCGAGGCCGTCACCGCGGTGCATGCTGACCTGGCGGCCAGGGGCAAGGTGCGATGGACATCGCTCGACATCCCGCTCGCGGCCGAGCTTCCGTACGTCCTCCTCGCGGCATTCAAGCTTGCGCCTGAGTTCGCGGTGCAGCCCAACCCGAATGACTACACCCTGGCCGAGAAGTCCATCGCGCGGCTGATTGCGCTGCCGACCAGCGGTGAAAGAGTCAGAGCCCAGTATTTTTAGGACCGCAATGGCAACATTCGCACTCACTGTGCCGTTGGCCCGTAGCATGCTGCGGCTGAACCGGCGTGACCTGTCGCTCGACGGCACCGAGGACGCCACGCTGCAATTCACTGTGGTGGACCAGGACAGCGCATCCGGTGTGCCGCTCAACCTCGTCAGCCCGGCCGGCTCGGCGCTGCTGGTCAACGTCTGGTATCGCTCGTGGGCGTGGGACTATGGCCGCCCGACCTATTCCGATGCATGGGGCCCACTGCTGTGGTCCAGTGTGGGTACCATCCTGCCGTCGCCGGCTGGCCGGGTGGACGTGCTGATCCCGTCCGGCACGGTTGCCACATGGCGCGGCGAGCTGGAGTGGACCGCACAGCTGACCTACGCCGCGGCGAAGTCCACCCTGCTGCGCGGAGCCATTGCCGTCCATGTCTGACAACACGACGCTCGCGACGCTACAGCAGGCGTTGACGCCCAAGACCGGCATGCAGCGCATTCCGCTGACGCTGGAGACCTATCAGCACTACTCGCCCGCGCTGTCGTCCAAGCTGCTGATGAACATGCTGGCTGAACAGCAGCCGGCGGACGCGCGCAACCAGGTGGCGCTGCTGCCGACACCGGGGTTGGAACTGTTCGTCAATGTAGGCAGCGGGCCGATCTGGGCGATCAACGACGATCTGCCGGGTGTGATCTTTGTCGTGTCTGGCACGCATTTCTATTCGGTCAATCCGACTACGCTGGCGGTGGTCGACCTTGGTGATATCGGCACGCCGTCCGGCGGGTTCACGCCCGACCAGCGGCTGTATTCGATCGCTGTCGGACCTACCGCTGCGGTGGTGTGCTCGCCGCCCAATGCCTACGTGTCATCAGGCCCCGGCGCGCCGGTTGCACAGATCACCACGACCTGGCCGACCTATGGGGCCTCGTCGGTCACGTTCCTCGATGGCTATTTCGTATTCACCGGACAGGCATCGCCGGAGTTCTTCTTCATCACGCTGCTGGCCGATCCGACGACCGTCGACGCACTCGACTTTGCTGCGCTCGATGCCTTCCCGAACGCCATGGTCAAGGTGTTGACGCTGGGCACCGATCTGTGGTTCGCGGGCGCCTCTGGCTGGGAGATCTGGTATGACGCCGGCAACCAGGACTTTCCGTTTCGTCGGCGGGCCAACGGCATCATCCAGCGCTCGGTCGGCAGCGCTCGCTCGCTCGCCAAGGGCGATGAGAGCCTGTTCTGGTGGAGTGCCGACAATCGTATATACCGATCGGTTGGCTACCAGGAGCAGCGCATCAGCACGCACGCGATCGAGGGCTCGCTATCGGCCGGCATCGACAGCGCCTACGTCTACAACCTGCTGGGGCATATTTGTTACGTGCTCAATTTAGGCGACCGCACGCTGGTCTATGACACGGTCACCAAGGCGTGGCACTCGGCGGCCAGCGCTGCGGACGGCACCGGGCGGTGGCGCGGCAAGTGCTGCACGGCGAATACCGGCTTTCCGGTGATTGGCGACAATGCCGTGGGGCGGCTGCTGCAGGCCGACCAATACCTCTCCACCGACATGGGCGTCGAGCCACGCCGCCAGGTCGTGCTGCCACCGCTGTATGGCGGCACCAGGCGCGCGTTCTGTGCGCGGCTGGAGGTGGAGATGGAGGTGGGTACGGTGCATTCCCCGCCCAACGTCGTGCTCGACTGGTCCGATGATGGCGGCCAGACGTTTACCGGCGGGCCTCGCACGATGCTGGTGGGGTCCGCGTCGAATTACCGGGTCCGCGTGTATGCGACGCGGCTGGGTTCCTTCCGCCAGCGGGTGTTCAGACTTACCGCGCAGCATGCGTTTTCAGTGTATGCGGTCGACGCGGACATCGTGGTGGGGGCGCATTGAATGGAAACCTGCCAGGATTGCGGTAGGGAGATCAGGTTCGATTTGGGCGAAACTGCCTATTCTGCATATGGTTTTGTAGATACGGACGACTTCATATGCGAGGAGTGCCATGACAAGAAGTGTGCTCGCATCTGGAGTTGGGCATACCATCCGGTCGAGAGCGAACAGGTCAAGGCGACGAAGGCTGCCGTGCTGGTGTCCTGCCAGGAGCGACTGGACCACCTGGGCATAGTTACCGTGGCGACCCTGGGTGAGATAGATCCGGTGCTTTTCGGCGTGGGGCTGACGCTGCATGACCGAACCGGCAGCGGCTGGCGGCATGGGGTCTCAACTGAGATCGAGCGCGCCATGAAAGACCCGGCGGCGGTTGCCGACGCCGTGGTGGAGCGCATGCTGGCATGGCATCGCGATCGTCGACCCGAGGACGAGAGCGCGGATGAACGGTTATGGTGACGCAGCAGACGCTGCCGCTGAAGTTCGAGCCGCCGTTTCGCGATCCCATCCTCGATGCCGCCGGCCGCATGCCCGACACCTGGGTGAGTTGGTTTACCCGCACGTCGGACCGGCTCGCGGACCACGAGACGCGCATCGAGGGGCTTGAGGGGCGGATGACGGCGCTTGAGGCTCGGGTGACAACGGCCGAGGCGCACATCGTCACGCTGCAGGGGCAGGTAGCGACACTGCAGAGCGAGGTCGCCAGCATCCTGGCACGGCTCACAGCGGCCGGTATTCCGTGATGCGCAACTTTCAATTGATCCATGCAGGGCTGAACGTCGCGCCGATCCTGGCCGAGCTCGAGGCTGTGCCGGAGTGGGGCATGTATGCCGAGCGCAAGGAGCGTGACGGAACCGCGCATCGTGCCATGACAGATCTGTGGATCAGATATTTCGACAGAGGAACGCTGCACGAGCCTGCCGACTACAACCGTCCCGGCCAGTGCGTGTTCTATCCGGTGTGGGACAAGCTGCCTTCGCTGCATCCCGTCGTGTGGTCGCTGATGGCGTCGCAGAAGTCGGTGGAGTTGGGCGGGATACTTTGCACCCGACTGCCTCCTGGGGGGCGCATCGAGCGGCACAGCGATGCAGGCGCGTGGCATGCTGAGCGCTACAACTGCAAGTGCTATATCGCGTTGGAGGCCAACGCCCGCTGCGTGGTGGAGTGCGATGGCGATGAGCAGGTGTTTCGGACTGGCGAAATCTTTGAGTTCGACAATCTGCGACCGCACTCGATAACCAATGATGGCACCACGCAACGCACCACAATGATCGTGTGCCTTCGGAGGGGTTGATGCCTATCATGCTCCCGGTGCTTCTCGCTGGTTTGGAGCCAGTCAAGATGAAACGCGCACCTAACCAGCCAGAGACGATCAGCGTCAGTATATATGCTGGTATCTACTATAAGGTCTATCGCATCCCCGACGCCGATACGCTGATCCCTCAGCACGCGCACGAATTTCCGCACCTAACAGCGCTGCTGCAAGGCCGCGTGCGTTTATGGCGAGAGGGCGATGATGACGGGCCAATCGAATACTGCGCGCCGGCGACGATCCGCATACCAGCACACGTTATGCACTCGTTTTTGACGCTCACGCCTGGCGTTGTACTCGCCTGCATCCACAATGCCGATCACCTCGAAGCGGATGACGAACCCGCGGTGGCGGCGGAACATCACCTGAGTTTCGAGGAGGACTAGGCATGCCGTTTACGGTCGCGGCGATTGGAGCTGGTGTGAGCGCTGCTGCTGGCATTGCGGGCGGCATCATGCAGAGCAATGCGATCAAGTCAGGCCAGAGCGCAGCTAATGCGGCGGCGCAACAGGGGCTGGAGACCGCGACGACAAACCTGGCGCCGTGGCAGACAGCGGGCGCCAACGCGCTGGCTCCGATCTCCACCAGCCTCACAGGGCCGACACCATGGAACGTGGGCGGCGCGACCGATGTGGCAGGGCAACTATCTGGCGTCTACGGACCGGATCAGGCCACCGCCGCGATGGGGAACTTCCAGACCTCGCCTGGGTATGACTTTGCGTTTCAGCAGGGCTTGCGCGGCGTCGATGCTGGGGCGGCAGCGAAAGGCATGCTGCGCAGCGGTGCCACCATCAAAGGCGAGGAGGCGTTCGGGCAAGACTTGGCCAATCAGCAGTACCAAACCTACCTGACCAACGCGAACACCGCGTTCGGCAATTACTACAATCGGCTGCAGGCGTTGTCGGGGCAGGGGCTGACGGCGGCTGGGGCTATTGCCGGCGCTGCGACTGGAACGGCGAAGGACATCGCCTCGACCGACACGGGCGCGGCAACCGCACAATCCAATGTCATCGGGAATATGGCTAACAGCATCAGTGGGTCGGCCAACACGCTGCTGAACAACCAGGCGTTTAGCAATTATGTGAATGGCCCGTCTGCTAACACCGGCGGCTTTGCCCCCGTCTTGCAGTCAGGCCAACAGTATACTGGCGGCTTTGTCGCGCGATGAAGACCCGGCTCATGATCCGAACTGGAAGCTGCAATGGCTGAGTTCACAGCATCGCCCATCGTTGCGGCTGGCGACCCGAATGTTCTGTGGAATGCGCAGAAGGCGGGGCAGGAGCAATACACCAACCAGCTGATGAACCAAGGGCGTCAGCTCGATCTGAGCAACGCCAACATGGAGCAGGTCTCCAGGGTAGCGGCGGCGCTGCTGAACGAACCTGACCCGGCCAAGCGGGCTGAGCTGTATCCGCGGTATGTCGGGTCGCTGCAGTCGCAGGGCTACGCGATGCACGCCCCGGCGACGCTGCCTGATGAGGGCACGCTACAGATGCTGGCACGGCAGGGCACGCCTAGCCAGACGCAGGCCGAGTGGCTGGCCAATATCCAAGCCAATAAGCAGTATTCCAGCGCGACCGGCACGCAGCCGCCTGCACAGGGCAGCACGGGGACGGGAAGCACAGCGCCGGCAGGGGCTGGCGGTGGCAGCGCAGGACCATCCTTCGCTGGCGGCATTGCCGGTTTCGAAAGTGGTGGCGTTTCCAATCCACCGGAGAACCCGCGCTGGCCAGTCGCCAAAGGCGGCCCCGCCGGACCTCACCAGTTCATCGCTTCGACCTGGAACAGTTTCGCGCAGGCCAATCCGGATCTGTTCAAGGGCATGACGCCGGACCAGATCCTTGCCGCGCGGACAGACACGACGCCAGTCGGCCCGAATGGCGAAGACCGCTCGACGCTGGCCACGAACTGGTATGCCGGAGAGAACGCCAAGGTGCTCCAGGCCAGCAACATCGCGCCAACACCAGCTAATCTTGGCATTGCGCATGCTCTTGGTGCGGGCGGCGCGACCAAAGTGCTGAGCGCGCCAGACAACACGCCGCTGTCTCAGGTGATCCCCGAGACGATCCCGCAGAACCCGCAATATGGCCGCATGACGGTCGGTGATCTGAAGCAGCAGTACTCGCGGCTCGGACCTGTCGGCGGCACCGGGACAGCGACAGCCACCGCTACGCCCGCCACAGCGCCCGCAGGAGGCGTGGCAGCACGCACGGGCGGGACTGACACTGCTGGGCCTGCCGCAGGCGCCACGCCGCCACCAGCGCCAGCCACGACAGCCGCGGCGCCACCAGCAGCAGCCACCGTAGCGCCGGCGCAGCCCGCGCCTACCGCCGCTCCAGCCGGCAGCCCAGCGCCCCCACAACTTCAGCCCATGAACGCCAATGGCCTGACGGCACAGCAGCAGGCCCAGATCGACGCGGTGGCCTCCACCGGCCGCATGACGGTGCAGCAACGCATGGCGGCCGAGCAGGGCTTCCGGAACCAGAACATCCAGTTGCAGCAGAAGCAATTCTCCGACTGGATACAGGTGCAGCAGCTGCAGACCTCGCAGGGCCAGCTCAGCGTCGCGCAACAGAACAGCGCGCTGGAATACTGGAAGGTCGCGCACCCAGATGCCAAGGTCACGATGACCGGCGGCGAGATCATCACGCAAGACCCGCGCACCGGGCAGGAAATCGCACCACGCATCCAGGTCACGCCACAGCGGGCCGATACCGCGGCCATGGCCATCGTCTCCAGGTTGGGGCCGAAAGTGGCGAACGGCACCGCGACGCCGGAAGAGCAGGCGCAATATGCCGTTGCAGTCGATTCCTACCGGCAGCCGGTGCTGCGCGAGAACCCGGTGAGCAAGGAGACGGTGCGCGTCAATACCCGCGAGCTGCCGGCGGGGTTCCCCGAACCGCCCAGCCTTGGGGGAGGTGGAGCGCCGGGCGGGGCAGGCACAGGCACTCCTGGCGGCTCCAATGTCGTGATGCCCGGGCTATCGCCGGCGCAGCAACAGGTCGAGCGTGACCCGGCGGCCTATAAAGTCTCCGAGTCTCAATATGAGAGAGATTCCAAGGAGATTGCTGCCATTGGCGACGCCGGGCGCCAATCACAGGCAGACCAGGTCCGTGTCAAGGAAATGCAGGACGTGCTACAGAAGTTCAATTCCGGCAGGGGCACTGAAGCCGCGACCGCCGCCGCGGCGTGGTTCAATTCGTGGGCGCCTGCAGCTCTGACGGGATGGCAGAAAGAGGCGGCAAACCTATCTGGATCGCAGGCTGCCGAAGCCTTCTCGAAGCTGGCTCTGGTTGGCGCCGGGACGCAGGAAAGAGGAGTGCTCGGAGCGCGTGGCGGCTATCAGGCCATCAAGCTGTTCAAGGAAGCCAACCCGAACATCAATCTGCAGGACGCGACAAACAAGTCTATTTTGGATATGCAGCTTATCAGCAACCAGGCAAACGCTGATTATTCACAGGCTGCGCTTTCGCATTTCGCGGACAACGAGAAAAGATTTGCCACAACGCATCAATATGACTCGCTTGCACAGTTTGACCGCAACTGGAACGGCCAGCGCAACCCACAGGTCTATGCAGCAGCGATGGGCGCGATTGCCGGACAGCCGCCATCGCAATGGACCAAGGGCCTGAGCGACGATGAATACGCCAGGGCGCTCCAGATCGTGCAGCGAGCTAAACCATCGGCAGTCGTGCAGACGAAGAGCGGCCCCTATTCGATGCAGCCTAATGCGGTGACGACCGGGACATCGACGGCACCAGGCACCAAGGTCATTCGCTTCGATCACAACGGCAATCAGATCCAATGACGATACAGGCACAGCTTCCTGGCGGCCTGACGCTGGAGTTCCCCGACGGGACGCCGGACGCGATCGTGCAAGGCGCGGTCAAGCAGCAACTAAGCCAACAGCCTGACAGCGCGTCCCAGACGCCTGAGAGCGAGCTGGGCCTGACGCCGGCACCGCCGGAGGAGAAGGCGCCCACCGAAGATACCGGGACATTCTCGCCTGAAGGTGTCTACGTGCCGGCCGGGACCATTCCGGCGCAGGGGTCGCCGGAGTCGAAGGCAGCAGCCAGGTCGATCCTTGGTCTGCCTGACCAGATCACGCAGGACCAGCGTAATCAGATCGATGCCACTACACCAGCCGAGCGCGTTCTGCAGGCGGCAAAGGAAGGCTGGCGGGATGCGCCGACCATCCTACCGCCCAACAGCGGACAACAGGTCACGCCGGGTTCCGGGATTGGCGTTAACCAGCCCCTCGTCACCATCGGCAACACGATCCTCGGTGCTGGTAACGTGCTGTTTAGGGGAGGCCAGGCTTTCGTCCATGAGTCGCTGGCTCCCTACAGTGAGACGCTGGCGCGTGACGTTGCAGCGCTGCCCGAGGCGTTCCCCACGGGCGATGTTGGAATTCCGGGTGGGCCGCGTGATTACGCTGGTGCGCGTGCCGGAGCCGAGCGAGGTAATCTGCAGATCCGCGCCGCCAGCCCACCTCCGGTCTCGCTCAACGAGCTGAGCGCCGCGATTGACCGCGTGCCACCGGAGGCGATTGCGCCCCCACAGAACCAGATGATGCCGGGAGAGCCAGCGCCGCAGGCCACGCCACAGCCATCTGCACCGCAAGCGCCGGCAACGTCAGACACGACCGGTCTTGCCGCGGGAGTTGGTGGGATGGGCGCCGCCATCAGTAATAGCTTACGCGACCACCTTTGGAGCCAGCTACAGAAAGGAGACCTGACCGAGGCCGGGGCGCCGTCAACCATCCTGCAAGCAGCCAAGGCACAGGTTGATAGTGGTGCGATTAAGACCCGCGCTGACTTCGATCAGTTCTATCAGAATTACGGTGACCAGCTACGGGCACAACGCCAAGGACAGCAGCCACAACCAGCGTCGCAACCCGCTGCGACAGCACCACCACAGCCCGCGCCAGCAGCCGCGGCTGGTGCGCAGGTTACGCCAGCGGCAGAACTGGGCATGACGCCAGCCGAGGAGGCGGCCTACCGCTCTACCGCGGAGGGCAACAAACTGCTTGAGCCGCAGGAGCCTGGCGTGCGCGACGAGAAGCAATACCTGCCTGGCGAAAAGATCAACGAAGCCGAGGCCAGCCAAGACGTGGAGACCGCGCGGCACCTCAAGTCGCTGCGCCAGCAGACGCCTGGACTTGATGCCCAGATGACATCAAATGAGAACTTCAACAACAATCTGCGGTATAACGCCATCAACAACGCGATTCCAGGAAGAGTTCAGATCCAAGCCGCCGAGGCCGCTAGAACCCAGGCGATGCAAACAGCCGAGCCGCAGGTGTTTAGCGGGCCAAACGTGACCGACGCCAACATCCAGCCAATCGTCCAGGACATTCAGAACATCCTGAACGATCCAAAGAACCGGCAAAACACTCAATTGGGACAATACGTCCGGCCGCTGATCGATCGGCTGGTGAACCCTGACGGCACCCCAAAGATCACTGATCCGCGGGAACTATGGGGCTGGCGACAGGACGTTCAGCACCTGACCTCAAAGGCCGCGCAGATCGGTGACCCTAACTTGTCACGCGTGTCCGGTATCCTGGGCAAAGTGCTCGATACCACCGACAACCAGATCGAGGCGGCGGCGCCGGGCTATAAAGCGCAGCTTAGGGACGAGTATCGCACGCGCTCTCGCGAGATCGACGCTATGACAGCGCTAAATGATGAGCGTTTCAAGCTGTTCGATAGCCAGAACGTTCCCAACTATAATGCGGTCCAAGGGCTGATGCGGCGCATTACGGATGCGCGTCAGGAAGCGGACCCGTATGAGCCTTTCACCCATGTGCCACAGGATACGCTCGACAAGCTCTGGGACATCCGCGACAGCATGCGCCGCTCGCGTGCGGCCGACCGGCTGGCAGCGCCCAAGGGATCGCCCACGGCGCAGAACTTCGGTGATGCCATGAGGGCCGCCGGCAAGATGGCCCTGCAAGGCGCCGCCCCGGCGATCGGTGCCACCATCGGTTCAGCTATCATCCCCATACCGGGCGTCGGGCCTGCGCTCGGTCTGACCGCCGGCGCTGCTCTCAATCATCTGCTGTCAGAGCGGGCGATGGCTCAGCGGCTCGCAGAGGGACGGGGGTTGCTCCAACCCAATCAACTAGGACCGTCGCCCTAGTTGCTGTGATGATGGGGATGGGGCAGCGTTTGCGCCAGGACAACAACCAACGCGACTTGCTCGGGTGTGAGGTGCCGGGAAGGCGGCGGCGGCGCAAGCGACTGAGGGTGGTGCTTCCGCTTTTGGGGCTGGCGCGCCCACGTCACGCGTAGGTAGCAATCAACCTCATGTGGAGTCCAATGCGGGTATAGCATCTGCATCCCCCGGCGCAGGTTGCGCAGGCGGCGACGCTCAGCGCGCCATGGCATGACCACCAGCCAGATAAACAGCCCGACGAAGAGGACGCTTGCAGGTATGTGCATCACGCCCCGCCCCCCAGCTTGGCGAGCATCTCGCCCTGATGGCGCACCTCCGATTGAACATCGCGGATCGTGTCTTCCAGCGTATCCACGCGGCGCTCCAGGCGGGCATGGCGCGAGTGCATCGCTCGGACCTCAGTCGTCAGGGATGTGACTGACGCCTCTACGCGGCTCGTGATCGCTGTGAGGATGGTCACGCCGTCCCTGAGGTCGGCCACCTCGTCCAGCAGCCGCGCTAGCTGACGGCCAAGGAAATCCAGGGTAATTGTGTCACTCATGTCGTATTCCCTTAGACAAGTTTTCTGGCAAAGTCAGATATTGCAAGTTCCACGGGACGTGCAGCCCACTAACAAATTTGCCGCGCAATGGGATAATATGGTCAACGGAATAGCCGTCTGGGCAGTTAAGGTAGAAGTCTCGGATCGCACGCCGATCTACCCACGAAGGACATCGTAGCTCTTTCGCTGCCCTACGTGTCTCTGTGTGAATTTTAACGCGTTCTGGGTTAGCCTTCCGCCACGCTTTCTTGTCTGCGAGACGCTTCTCTCTGACCTTTGGATACCAAGCGGCCCAGGCGGCTTTTTCTTGATCCCGGTTGAGAATGCGTCGGGCGGCCTCTTTCTGCCTTTTCCTGGCTTTCTTTGGCGCAGGTAGGTTGGCGGTGGATTTGCAAATTATGCATCCCCCGTTGCTTGTGTATCGCTCTGCCAGGTGACCTTGTTGGCAAGGTAGGCCTGTGAAGAAAAGACTTAATCCGCCAGCCTTAGCTTCGTCCCGCGTTATTGGTGCTAGGGCGCCTAACGAATAAGGCGTCAGCCCATGGGTAATTTCCGCCTTTCGCAGAAAGGCGTTTACGCGTAGCCTGATCCGGCTGGCTACCCCAGCAGGTGGTAATGCGACTGCATCGCTAACCATTCGTTTGTTCCTTCAATCTCAGGCCGGGTGCAGCATTGGCAGTGCTGCCCCGGCCCGAATTGTATCAGCGGCTCAGCTGTTTCTCCAGTTCCATGCTGTCTTTCTCGGGCTCATAGCATTGGCCGCACCGAGGAACACCATCCAGCAGCCAGAGAGGCCCACCGCAATCGGGGCAAAACGTCCCGTCTTCAGCAGGCCTCGTCTGTGGTTGGTCAGTCATTGCTTACAAGCTCCTGCTTCTCGCCGCTCCAGTAGGCGCGGGCCTCCGCCAGGCGACGACGTTTCACCACGAGTTGCATCGCAGCGATGCGCTTCCCTGCCGCGCGCTTCGCCACCAGTGCGCGGCTCTTGCGCTTGGAAGTCCGATGCCGCTTGGGCGCGTGTTCATAGCGGTTATCCAGCAGATGCTGTCGAGCCTCGATGCTGGTCGGGTCGTCAAACGTGCGATGGGTCATTGTTGGCGGCTATCGCGTTCAATCGCCCGATCATTACTTTCTTCCGCAGCAGGATGCCACGCGTCCGGCACTTGCTCGCGGAGCCACTCTCCAGGTGTTGGTAGGTTGGCAGCTCCTGAACCCCCGTCATTTCTCATCCTGCGCCGACCTTCTCCTCCCCAGCGATCACGACCTCGTCCAGGTCGTCATCAACCGGCTCCGTATCATCCGCTGGGAACCTGTCGAAAGCATGGTTCAGCGCTTTCGTGACCCACATGCTCAGTTCCGGTATGCCGGAGTTCTGCGCTGCGTGGACGGATTTCAGGCCGCCAACTGCGACGACATCGGCCCGCGATTGCGCCGAGGCCAGCTTGGCCAGCAGGTTGCGCTTCCATCTCTCCTCGTCCGTCTCGGTCGGGCCGGCCTCGTAGGGCGTAGGGTCCACCTTGCGCTCTGGGCGCGGTGTGGCGGCGGCTGCGGAGCGCAGGGGTATCGTATCGTTCAGCGTGTCCCTCGCGGTGCGCGGCGCCTCGCGCGTACCCTCGATCGTCGGGCCGGCCCAGTCGTCGTCTTGCCCGGCCTTCCCCTGCATCTCCTCCATCGTGTAGCCGGCCGAGAACTCGGGGAACGCCATGCGCAGCGCCTGCGCCTCCGCGACCTTGGCCAGCTGCCCATACGGCCGCTTCTTCCACATCGCGTTCGGCGCCTGGCTGTCGCGCTTTGCCGTGGCGTAGTTCTCCAGCCAGCGCTCAGTGGCGACGAACTCTCGCGCCTGCCCCTGCACGATGCGGCGCACCGTGATGCGGCACCACGCGGGATATGTCACTGCGATACCGGAGAGCGTCTCGCGCACATCAGGGCCGAACTCCGGTTCTGACTTGCCGCCGTATTCGCCGCTGCGTGCCGCCTTGATGCGATAATCGGCAATACCGGGCATAAGCACATCGCGCGTTTCCCATGTGCCGTCTGGCTTCCTTACCGATGTGGGCACGATGTACACCGGGCGCAGCATCGGATCGAGGCCGTTAGCGCGGCAATAAGCCAAGACCAGCTCTATGCTTTCGCGCTTGGCGCCGGGATAGAGACTGTTCTCCAGGACGCGGATGACCTCGTCGTGGCTGGGCTTGTCGTCGGTGGTGGTCAGGGCGTTCATTGTGTGGCCTTCTCGGGTTTGCGGCGCAGTGACACCAGTTCGCCGTCATCTGAAATGCCGCGTAGCTCCACACGCTTGTCGAACACGGTGTGGGTGAACTGCTCGACAATGCTCGGGTGGTTCGCCTTCATCTCTTTGATGTCGAGGCGCGCGGTTGCGACATCCTTCACGTCCACGGCGTAGTGGTTTCCCGTGCGGGCCGAAGGGTCGGCTATCACGATGGCTTTGAGTTCGCGTTCGCGGGATGCGAGTTGCTTGATCTTATCCCGCACGTCGAACAGCTCATCTGCCGGCGGTAGCTGGTCAGTCATAGGACGTGTCTCCACTTCCGGCGTTTTAAAATTTGATAAATAATGGTGTCAGACACACCGAGTTCTCTTGCGAGTTCATTCCCTAATTTCGGACTTGCCCTGATGTATCTCACTTGGTCTGCCGTCAACTTAGCCATTCCGTGTTCTTCACCACGCGGCGTACGTCGGCGCCCCTTACTCACCATGTCGTCGTGATTCTCTCTATTCGTGCCCCGCCACAAGTGAGCAGGGTTGCAACACGGTGGATTGTCACAGTGATGAAGCACATGAAGAGGACTGTCCCAATCACCATCGGTCAGAGACATCGCCACACGGTGTGCTTTGTTGGCCTTTCCCATCCAATTCAGTCGTCCGTAGCCATCCTTCTTCTGGCGGGGTCCGGTCCATTCCCAGCATTCATTCGGCTTACCAACAGCGACCCTTGGCCAGAATTGCTCCGGTGACCGGTTCGCAACGCTAAAAGGCATGTTCTTCCTCGTGCTCGGCGTCCAGTCGCAGCGGGACGTTCTCCATGGCGCGCACCTGGGAGGCGAGTGCCATCAGCTTCTCGGCCAGTAGGCCGGCGGTGCGGTGCGGGATGTCTTTCCTGTGCAAGGCCCAGCCGGCGATGAAGTCGGCGGTGCCCTGTATGTCCGATGCGATGCTCATGGTGTCGTCTCCCTGTTACGCGCCGGGGTCGGATTGCAGCGGTAGTTCGTCGTCGGGCGGTTCGTTGACCCCGCCTGGAACATGCAGCGGGGGGTCTAGGGTGACACGGCGGGGGGTGAACACAGCCCGCGGTCCTGGTGGGCGGCCGCGCTTGTTGCGCTGCGGGTGCTCCAGGCGTTCGATCAGCTCAGCCAGCTCGCTGATGCGGCTCCTTACCGCGACTGCGTCGAG